TGTCTCGTCAAGCAGGATATTGATTTTGCTGGGTGAGATTCGTCTCAGCATAGCAATTTGTAAGCTAGTGATTGTCGAACCGAAAACGCACAAGGGATTCGGCAATCCCAAAATCGTAGCAGCAATAGCGTCAAACACACCCTCTACCAATGTGACCTCGCAATATTCGTTGTTAGGCCTGAAGACATTTGTTGGGCTGTACAAATATTTGACGCCTGCTGGGATATAATACTTCATCTTTCCCTTCGGCTTATAAAAGCGCAGATTATAACTGATTGCTCTGCCGAAGTAAAGGATTGGTACAGTCACTCCACTGTCTGGTAACTGTCTGAAACTGAAATAGTCAGCCAATTGCGGATAGAACGGAATGCGTGAGGCCAGATAAGCCTTTGCGGTTTCGTCCAGTGGCTGGAACAGGGATTCATAATCAATCGGCGTGAGGGCATCAAAATTGAATGGCGTGTCCGTTACCATCTTCGATTTGAATGAAGACAAGATGGCGTCATATCGGGCTTCCTCTAGCGGTCGGCCATCGTCCACAATACCGACTGCGTCACACTTAAAGCAGTGTCCCACTTGCTTCTCACGGTCAAAGTAGAATTTGCCGTCATCATCTTCCTTGCCCCGCAATTCAATACAATAAGGGCAATCATACCTGTCGTGAGTCTCTGTCTGGCCTACAATATCATGGTCGTCAGGATTGAATAGCCGCACCCGATGAGATAACGCAGATTTCCGCCCAGCTGTATAGCTCGGTATCTTTCTGCTGGCTTCATCGACTGTCCGCCAAAGCTCTGTTATATTCGACATTATTGACTAAATCCTCCCTAATGTATTAAAAACGGCATCAAGGTTGCGTTAAAAAAGCCCTGATGAGCTTTGATATTTCACTCACCAGGGCTAATTTTTAGCAATTACACTTTCTTGCGCACCATTTTATCAAACATTGGCGCCAACAACATAGCTTGAACACGCGCAGCATTGTACGGCTTGTTGGTTTTCGCCAAGTCAAAGTAGAAGCGTGCAGCCTCTTTCACAGAACCGCCAAACACTGGGGATTTCTGCGCCAGATAGGTCTTAGCGCGCATATTCAGCGCAACACCAGTAACGATAATGCTCAGCAGGTCTTTGGCTGATACTTTCTTGCCTCGAATGTAATCACCCAAAGCTTTCAGGCCGTCTCGATTCGTTGCGGCTTCTTTCAAGGCTTTACCAGCACCCTGTTTTGATTCAGACAATACCCATTTGATAGCATCTTCAACAGTTGAGTAACCGCTGATTGCTTTCATGGCTGCTTGAACCTCTTTCTGGGCTGGGCCAATCTTGACTGTACTTGAAATCAAGCCTTTAATCGGCTTGCCGTTGTTAGTGTCTTCGGCCTTAACGCCTGAATAGACATGAGAGGCACTAACTGTATGAATACCAGCTTTCAAGATTTCTTCAACCTTGTCGGATACCTCAAACCATTCTTTCGGCGCGTCATTGCCCAACAACTCTTCGACATCCAAGCCTGAGCCTGTTTGTTGCATAGCTCGTTTTGAGTTAGCACCAATAGCAGCAATCGTATCATCACTCGAAGCTCGAACGCGCATGCCTGGACCAGAACCAATCAAGAGATAAGTTGATAAGACGATAGCACCGTCGTGGCCAACTTTAGCATACAATTTCTTGAGCAAGTCAACCAACTCGTACTCTTTCTCAGTATCAACCTGCAGATTGCCGGTCACAAACATACCCTTGTCCAGATTCAAGTCAATCAGGCTGTCCAAGTTGACGCTTGAGATGTCCTCATCGTCAATCTCTGAGCCTAAGTTCAACTCCATGCCTGGATAATCGCCAGCACGTGAGTAGAAGTTTCGGGCTAAGTTCATAGCCGATTCTTTACTCATATACATGCGATATTCATAGTACAGGGCTTCAACTGGATTGCGTGCCTCTTGAGCCAGCTTCTCGTATCGCTTGCGGGCTTGCAAGTAGCGTTTCTTACCCTCTGGTGTCGACATGTACTGATTCATCGTGTCAATCATCTCAGGCGAAAACATCTTATCAAAAGAGGCACTCTCACCAAACTTTGCAGCTTGAGCGATTGCGCCCTTCAGTTTTTCAGTCATTATTGTCCTTTCGGGCTATCACGTTCAAGGCCGTCTCAATCAAAGCAATGCGCGCTTCTCGTGAGAAGATGCCTGCAGCTGTGTTAGCCTCATTCAGTACCAGCACTGAGAACAGATTGCCTACTGTAATCAAATCAGCAGTGCAACCGTAAACAGCAATGGTCTGGTTGGTTATCGGATAGTTTTGATTATACATCGCCAGAGCAGCCCGCACTTGAGATGAAAGAGTTGCCGCATACGCCGCATAATAGGCAGGTGAGCTCACTCTCATCCCGTCATCTTCGGCCTTTTCAAGTCTTGGGGCAATCATGACTAACAAGTCAGACAGTCTCAAGCTATCGGAGGCTAATTGACTCAGCTCATTGTCCTTTTCAATATCTGCATTGAACGGAGCGTTATGCATGCTGTAATAAGCAAGACTATCAAACACGCTCCTGTCCGATACAAAGCCTGAACCGAAATTGCGGAACAGCTCATAACGATTCCTGATTAGCAACTCTTGGAACGCTATGCCCTTTTCAGGTTCATTGGCTGCTAATCGTAAAATGTCCTGATGAGTCTTAGTGCCTTCAGGCATATGGTCTCGGCTCGCAAAACGTGCAATCGGCACGCCATGTTTCTCCGACCAATCAGTCATCAGCGTTGTCTTACCTGCGCCATGGGAGCCGCAGATAACAACTTTAAAATCCTTGTAATTTTGCATGTAAATAATTCTCTGTTAGGAAAGCTTCACCAATGCTCAACAAAGTCTTATCGAGCATTTTGTACTTTTCAAATGTTGTTTCTTGAATCTTCAATACGTTGCCCCAGTCAAACTCACCGTCAGGCGTTTTTCGGTCGAAGCCTCGCAAGGCAAGCTCTTCTGAAATTTCATGCTCGACAGCCAATAAATCGGCTAATTTGACGATGAACTTGGTAATATCAGATACTTCAGACACGCGCAAGTCAGACAACACCTTGTCCTCGATAACGCCTAAGGCCTTAACCAAGTCAGGGTTTTCTCGTTTGACAACATATTTTACATCGCCAGTAACGACTTCGGGCAAATCATGACTTGCAGCATACTGCACTATTTCAAACTTCAGGTCATCTCTAAACACGATACCCTGTCGGTCGTAGAAGTCAATAATATCAAGGCTGATAGCCACTACTTCAGCATGGTGCTGAGATAAGGAACGGCGGTGCGCTCGAACGTCAATGCCCGACCAGCGGTCAACGTGATGGGAGGCTTTAGTCAATTTGAAAAAGTTGTTGTAAGTCATGATATTTGTCCTATATGTAAACGATATGCTATTTAATCGGGCAGAACATGTCTGAATGCATGAACGCAGTTTTCAGGTCTTTGTTTGAAATGCTATCTACAGCCAGAAACATCAAGTCCTCTAGCTCTTGTTTGTAGCTATCAACAGTGTTTTTCAACCAGACTTTTCGGGTTAGCTCGTAAACCAAAATCATCAGATAGTCTTTGATTAGCAAAGAGTGCTGGAAGATTGAGCCTCTCAACAAGTCTAAGGCAAGTTCACGGAGCTTGTGCGGAACAAAACGATTCTCATACAACGTCTCAATCACATTAGCCATGAACGCTCTTACAGCATTAACAAATTCGTCAGCATCCTTAATATCCTTGATGCTGCCGGTCAGTCTATCCAAATCAGGATAAGCTAATGCTGTCTCATTTGCTAAGACGGCCTTGAATTGCTTCTCAGCAAGGTTGTTCCCTTTCTCCGCTGCTACTGGGTCGTTAGCCAGGTACACGTGAAGATTGTTTGAGAACAACGTGTAATTACCAATTCCCTCAGCAAATTTAGTAGGGTGTTTCGCATGCAGGTACAAAGCCGTCAATTCCTGCAGGAAGCTGAACTCAAAGAAGTTGATTGTAAACACGCCATAGCTGACGTCATTGGAACGGTTGATTACAGTCAAGTCCAATTGATTCGTCTCTTGGTTGACGTCAAAGTACAGCATGTTGTTACATGACCTGTCCTTGATATGCGGTGTTCCATGATTGAACTTGATAGCGTCATAAGATTCCTGAGCAGGGTCAAAAATACTCAAGACGGCTTGTCGGGTCTGAGGGTTGGCCTCAAGATACTTGATACAGCCAGCCCATTGATTGTTTTGATATAACATTGGGCCATAGGCTCTAGTCCAAGTGACGCCATCATCTGAATACAACGGCGCACGGTGCAAGAAGTATTGCAACCAACCAGAGATGACCTTAGAACCTGATAACACCCAAAAGGTCTCTGCAATAGCAGCAGCAATCGAATTATTGCGCCCATCCAGCGTCACATAACGCTCCTTCGGGTTAGCAACGCAAATAGTCGCTCGCTTTACGGCCTTTGTTGAGCCTTTTTCGGATTGAGTTACTGAGCCTTGAGAGTCAATCAATCTCGCAGCTTGGATATACGCGTCATTTACATTCAGCGCATTGATTAAGTGTGGCATGGTTTATCCTTTCTGTTCCGCCTGTTCATCATATACAAAGAACGATAAGGCTGAAAAACACATTCACGAAGAAATTATTTTTCAGCCCTCTAGCTAAACAGTAGAATCAGTTGAAACGACAGCTGCAGAAACAGCATTGTACCCTTGATAATGTCCGCAATAGCCGTCTGCCTCTAGCAGCGGAATATCCAGCCGGTTGAACTTGAGTTGACCGATACGCTGGCCAGCTTTCAACACGATAGGATAAGGCGCGGAATTAAACAGTTCAAGTGTGATTGAGCCGTTGAAGCCCGGGTCAATGAAGCCTGCTAGTTGATGTTCCAATCCGACACGGCCTAATCGGGATTTCAGGCAGAAGTCAGCACAGATGTCCAGAGGGATTGAAAAGATTTCCGCAGTATGCGCCAGAATGAACTGTTGAGGCTGGAGGGTGAATGTTCCTCCGTCCTCCAACTTAATCCAGTCAAAGTATTCCTCATTGCCTTCCAGCCAACTCTTCAACGGCTCGGATTTTCCGTTTGGAACCATTAGCTCACAACCAAGAGTTACATCCAAGCTTGCGGGATTGACTAGCTTGTGTAGGTCAAGGGCTTCAGCATTTACAACCAGCCCTTTAGCAATCAACCGCTCGATATTGTAGCGCGACAGAATCATGGTTATTCTCCAGTCAATATGCGATGAACAGACATAGCTTGGAATTGAGCGTCAGTCAAAGCGTTATGAGCAGCATCTACAGGCGGTCTAACTCGCGCAATCTTCGGGAACAGTAGCGTGGCTGTACGCATATCAAACACGTGATAGTATTCCCAAGGCACTGTATGGCCTAGAATCTGAAGCCACGCTGAAATGATTGAAATATCATATCCGCTACCGTTACCCCAGACACCAATATCCTCTGAGATGATGTTAGGCTCACCAGCTGCTGCTTTCTCAGCAATTAATCGGCTCAAGGCTTCTTTGCACTTGCGGAAATATTCAAGAAATACCAATGCGGCGTCCTCGTGAGACATTGTACCAGACAAAGCCTCATTCCTCACTTCAGCATTCTGTTGACGCCACCAATTCAGGGTGTCCTCTTCATAGGCGAATCGGGAATCTAGCGCAGGGCGGATTTTGATGTAAGCATCAGGAATCAGTCCTTTCAAGACACCCATAGTCGCAATACCAATAGTCAGGATTTGTACGCCGTCTCTGCCTTTTGCAGGCCGTCCGACAGTCTCCAAGTCAATCATCAAATGCGCTGACGGCATCTTATTGTCTGTAAACTGCTTGAGGACAGGGACATGAGCTAGGCCAGGATATTTCATCATGCCCTCAGGCGTTTCCCTGTCTTGGTCTGTAATCAAGATTTCCAGTCGGGTCGGGTCTTGGCTAGTGAATGAATGCAGCATACAACGCCTTTCCAGCAAAGTACAAACCGACCAGCAATACAACCACGATAATCGCAATATGCAATTTGCTGAACTCGCCAACATCCAACAAGCTTGCAGGTTGTTCCGCTTCGGCCTTCGCCAAGTCTTTCAAAGCCAGTGCTGAACGATACAAGTCATAGCTACCAGCCAAGCTGTCGCTATTCTTACTGGCGGTGAAGCATTCAACGGCCAGTTTAGCAGGGTCGGTAGGAAAATCTTGCTTGTAACCGTCTGCTGAGATTTCAGTCAGCTTTTGAATATGCTCTTCCTCTAGTACAGCACGGTCAATCTTTTTCAGCATGTGATGGGCGGCCAATAATAGGCCAGCCTCCTCGCCAGTCAATTTCGGATACAGAAACTGTTTCATGTCTCACTCCTTGTCTGTAATCCCATACGGCAATACAAGTCTGATGATTGCGGGGATAGGGATTCTGAACATCTTGTTAACATCAGTCAAGTCCTCTGTCTTGACTAATAAGTCGGTTGTTTTCGGGTCAACATCGACACGCAAATTGCTTACAGCAAATGGTGTCTGAATTCTAGCTCGATGAATTGGTGTACCCAACTCAGTCATCGGCTCGAATCGGCCTAAGGCTTCCAAGCGCGCCAGTCCTAATCGGTTACAAGCAACCTTAGACAACAGCAAAATCTCTTCTGCGTCTGCTTCTGGAAACTCTGTAAAAATCTTGGACATTTCAAGGTCAGTGTACTGCTTATCATCAATCTTGATAATGAATCCAGTCACTGTCTTCTCAAGCGTCATAGTGAAGCCAGTTGAACCGCAATTCTCAAACTTAATCATTAGGCCGTCTCCGTCTGAGCTTGCTTCGCTGCTAACAACGCCAAATGCTCTTTGTCGATAGCGTCAATCTGCTCTTGGTATTGAATCGGGATTGTACTCAACTTCAGACGGAAACTCATAGCATTCAAGTCTTGCTCCAAATAGATATAGCGCAAGCCGTCTTTGTCGAATCGATAGCCGATGACTTCATTTGTACCTGCTGTTCCTGCGAAATACAGTTCACCTGAGGAGTTGAGTACATCACGCGCTTCTATGTACTGTTGCATAGTCAGGCGTGTTGAGCTCAGATTAGGCGCAAGCAAATATCGGGCTTCGTGTAAGCCCTTAGTTTTCACAAGCCAGTCAAAGAATCGGGGGAAATTGTTATTGCTACGAATCCTCATGACTGCGCCTCGTCATATCTATGGAACTCTTCAAACCAGACACCATAGTGTCGGGCTATAAAGGCATGGTCGAACAACTCAACAGCTGGCAGGTCTCTATCAACACACGGTTGACTAGGGCTGAAATAACGGCTTCGCAAGGTTAGGTTGTCGTGATGGTTGAGCCGTTCTCCAAAGGATACCATTTGGGCGGGCAGGCAATAAATAGTTACATTCTTACCTTCGGCTAAAAGGCATTCAGCCTCTTGCAATAAGCGTTCTGTGCGCCCTGTTTGACGGTTTGGGTCTTGATACATTATCAGTCCTTTCGTAGGTTTGGGTGATGTTACCTCTTGAAAACTTCAACAATTGACTCTAACCAATCGACAATCTCAGGCCTCAAAGTCACATTCTTGAGGCATAATAAGTCGTAGCAATAAACTGAGTCATACACTTCAAGCGGCAATCGGGTCTGTAGGCTTTCAAAGCCAGCCTGAGCTATCTTCAGCTTATCAGCAATGCTATCTGGTACAGCCTCTTGACTTCGGACAATGAATGGCTCGTAGCTAGAAGCCTGCTCCAGCATGCCCTCATACCCTTGATACAGATTTGGTTTGGTGAAATACTTGTGCTCAAAATAAATAGTCAGTGTAGATTGAAAAGGATTCCACGCAAGGAGGCCTGCGTAATAATGACTATCTACCGCAATGTTAATGGTGTCTTCAATATCCAAAATCTTCTCAGGCATTGAAGCTCCGCAGTATTTCAGGGTAATAGACGGCTTATCGCTGCGGCTCTCAATCAGCATTAAGCCTAAAACACCAATACAGCCCAAGATATAAAACAAGGAGCTTTGCAAATCGGTCTTGCTTGTAGCCGCAGTCGTTGATATAACAGCGGTTGTAATAAGCATCCAGACAGACATAGGGTTTGTCCAGAAGTCTTGCCAGTTGAATCTAGACTTTTTGATTTTGACTGCTTTGATTGCTAGGGTCTCTGAATAGGCTTCTGCCTTAGTCAGCTTTCCAGTCTGCACGTCAAATACAAATTTGTTGATAGACATTTTGAGTTTCCTGTCGGTTAAAAAATATTCCTTCTACCTTATCTGAGGATGTGGTATCTCTTTATCTGTTTTAAAAATTCAATTTGTTCAGCGGTAGGCTTAGCCAATCCCGTGAAAGCAGCACCGCTGTAGTAAAAGCGCGGATTATGTCTGCGGTCTCTTAAAGAATACTTATCAAGACGGACATAATAAAACACTGGATTAAAATTTTTATCAAAAATGCGCAATTTGACTATATAGTCACTTAACTCGATGGTGACTGGGAATATGAGCCTATCAGTAAGAGCACCTTTCTCAGCCACTTCAAACGCTCTTGAGTAATAGAACTTTTCATCTGCAGTTAGCTTTAAAATATCCTCACCTAGACTACTGAAGACACTAATGCCATAATTACCTAATGAGGGCATTTGTGTTAAGTCTTTAGTGACTTCAAAAAATCCTTATGTGAGTCTTGCCTTTAGTCGGCCAAGAGGTATTCCTGTGGCTTTCATCTGCTTTAATAATGAGGCCATTATAAAAGTTTTGAATAGAAAGGACGGAATAGGGGTCATCCGTCATATTTTGTATGAAGAATGCCCTGGGTTTCATTAGGCCTTGCACTAAATATTGGTAATTGATATTGACTGTAAGCTCAGGGTGTTTTTCTCTAATTTTATTGAAGAATCTGAGGTGCTTGCCGTGAACTGTTAAATCAAAAAATCCCCCCTGAATAATTTTCAGGCAAGTCTTTAGAATCAACTGTTGACCTATCAAACTCGAAATTTTTCAATCTAGCGTAATCTATATCCAATTCATATTATTCTGGAAAGAACCCATGGGGTGTCTCTATCTGCGACATCAACGCCGTCTATCTCAATACCATACATCCTATTATCCCTCTTGATACCATATATGTGTCTGCTGGAACTACTCTTGAGCCTGACAGGTATTTTCGGGTAATCCTCAAGAATTTCTCTTTTTTGACCTGTATCAAAAATTATATTGTATTCTGGATTGTTCCAATTAGCTTTATTGTAATTTGTAGGCAACAGCACTTGCTGAGGGTGAATGAACCCACCAAAATCGGTTTTCCCTATCTCGTTGCTGTTAACGTTAGCAAGCTTTAGTATCTTGAGCCCTTGACCTTCGACATTCAGCACAAGATAATCCTGTATGTTATCGTATTTCTCATTTAACTGAAACGGATTAGAATATACAACGAACTTCTCACCAAATTTTACTTCAGGAAGATTTGGTACGATACCTACATCAGTAACCTTCGGATAGCCCCCCCCGCAACATTATAGACGAAACCGTCACAATATGCTCGGTTATTGATTTTATATCAAATTGATTTCTAAATTCTAAGTCAGAAAGGTGTAAGCCGTAAGCATCTGACATATCTTTTCCTTTCTTAAAGTTTGAGACTGATTGAAAAAGATTCCCTCTTTAGGAATCGCCCTGGCCTCTTGCTAGCAGAAGCGTTGGAGAGATGAACGCTGACCTAGCATACTGGTGGTTTGAAGTAAGGAGGCAATTGAAACGAAGCCAAAGCGATTCCGAAAAAGAACTGGTTACCATTATCCAGCGCCACTGAACTTTCGCCATGACGGATTTTCTATACATTAAGTCTGGAGTTTCGGAGTAGTATGCTTTATTTCACTTTGCGCATACCAGACAAAGTTTCAGGAGTCAACTTGCTCACCACAGCCAGCTAATATGCCCAAAAACTGGCTGCAGTCAACAGATTGCTCTGTTGAGGTACTACAAAAGGAACTTCAAATGCTAAATAACACAGGCCAATATTACCATTTATGTCTCCCGCATATTGGCGGACGGGATATGCAACCCCTTGCAGAAAATCAATCAGCTACAGATTTCAGTCATCATAGCTTTATACAACCTGTTAGTCTTGAAGATGGAGTCAATGTTTACATTGCTGAATCTGAAGTCATCGTGCGAAGAGTATTTGCGGACGATTTCAGCTATATCCCCTGCGGTCTTTAAGCTAAAGTCAAAATCAATCGGCTCGAAACGACCATTGACTACCAGATAGCTCTTGCCGCTTATCACTTTGGTCTTATCAAAACAAGTCGTGCACGATGTTTTTGTACCTAACAAGTAAGCATTGTCACTGTCTTCCATGTAGTAGTATGTTACACCGCCTTTGCTAATAGGAAGAATGCAGACATAATAGGGATTTACAAATGAGTCCAATAGTTGCTTCTGTTCTACTGGGACTTTCCTGTAAAGAACTTCCTCAAGCAGCGGTGCTACCATAAGGCATAGCCCAACAACGCAGCCTATGACCACTACAGGCATGTATTCAGGGCTGATATAGCCTGTTTCCAGATTCACGCCCAGATAGCTGCACACCGCAGTAATAGCTAGTACAGCCAGTGTAATCAAAATGTAGCGGATATTGAGTCTGGGCGTGTACCACTTGTGTAGGTCTTCACTGTAAAATGCCTGAAACTTACCTGTCTGACGGTTCATTTTCAGCAGAGTTTCAACCATTGAGTGACTCCAAGTATTTTGCAAACTCTTCG